CTTACGGCCCCCTATAGTAACCTCCATCTGTGACAGAAAGTGAGTTTTGTGATGACTCGTTATCGATCAAGGTATGTGAACGGTGTCTTCGGACAAGTGAAATACGTGTCCAACGGCGCCGTGTTTAAAACACGTACCCGATACGATTTCGAAGAAGTATGGGACGAAGTTGCTCCTGGTGATAATCACTTTTTCACCATGAACAGACATTCGGTCACTGGCCTTTTGATTAATGGTCAGCGAACGAGTGGAACTGGATCTAATTACTACAGGTATGAAAATTACCCGGCAATTGATCCAGCCGCCTCATACTGGAATCACAATTCGTTTTCCACTCCTAATGATAATATTTACGCTGCTCAGCTGCTAAAGATGACGAATCCTAGCAGATCTGTAGTAGACGTACCTATTTTCATTGCCGAACTTAAAGACGTCCCCCATCTATTTAAAATAGTTGGAGATACTGCCTTTAAGACGGTGGCTAGAGCCAACCTTGCCTTTTGGTTTGGTTGGAAACCCCTAGCTAGTGATATGATGAAACTCCTCGACTTCTCCGACGCGGTTAATCAGCGCAGAAAAGAATTAGAGGCATTATATCAGAGTGGCCTTTCGCGCACTCGTAATCTTGATTCGTTTACAGCGACTTCTAGTATTTCCGCACATATTGCTAATAGTACGGATTTTACTGTTGTCACGGTCGGGGGTCCGAAAGTTACGAACACCCGGGTATGGGGGCATTGTAAGTGGAAACCCACTGAATTGCCTCCCAAAACGGAACAAGAAATGATCGCTCTAGCGAGAAGAGCTGTTCTTGGATTAACTATTGATCCAGTAACAGCGTGGGAGTTAATCCCATTCTCGTGGATGATCGATTGGTGTAGCAACGTTGGCGACTATTTAGCTGCCAAACGTAATATTGTTGGAGCTGCCCCTTATGATATTTCAATCATGAGACAGTCTACAACAACGACCTACCTACAACGAGATGGTGGCTATGTTGGAGTAAATATTACTCCTGGCACAGTTACCAAATTGTCGAAAAGTAGGGCCGCACCGAGTGCATCACTATCTGCCTACCTGCCTTATTTGTCTTTAAGGCAGTTGTCTATCCTTGGTTCTTTGTGGGTGCTACGCGCTGATACGCGCCGAACATTCCGCATGTAGAAGGACCGAGTTTATTTTGTCCAACTATATGTAAAGAAACAAGGAGTCTGAGCTATGGCATTTCCTGATACTGTCACCATTACGGTGAACGCAGTAGCAAAAGTCCTAACCCGTGTTAATTCGGGTCAGGATTATGCTTCAGAGTATCGTCTTCGGGGAACCCTAGACGAATACAAGCTGCGTATCCGGCATTCGACTTATAATGATAAGGCGATTCGTCCGGGTCTTGTGATCAACAGGCATAACGTTGAGTTTACTCATACGGTATTTCCTGTTGCTCCTTCGACAACTCCGACCATACGGAAAACGTATGTCGTTGCTGAGGAATCTAGCAACGATGACGTCAACGCTGTTCAGAAGTTTGACGAAGGGTTCATGGCCTTCTTTTCGGCCGCGAACATCACAAAACTGCTCAACTACGAGAGCTAGTCATGCTTTCGTAGGAGAGTAATTGTATCAGGCTAGGATTCAAACCGGAAGGAATTCCCGATGATGAAAAGCCTAGATATCGATGCTCAGGCGGTTCTGCTTGGTTGTCTTAAAGACTTCCAGGCGGCGTACCCAAAGTTGAGTAGCTTGAACCGAGACGGTGAAAGGTTACTCTCCCTTATGAAGAATAGAGGTCTATCCTGTTTTATGATAGATCTCCCAAATCTCGATACCATTCTATTGAATGGTCTTGAGACTGGACGCCTCTGCGCTATGGGGCCACTTTCTACTGTGGTATCCAAGCGAGTCAAGGTGCCGAGATTATTCTCGGGACTTTGGTTGCGTATATTCGATCGTGAGGGTGACTTAAGATGTACTCCGGACATCACTGCTATCGCATTTATTAGACAGATATCTTGTCTGTTTAAGAATGTACAGCAAGAGTGTTCCTTGTACCGCAAGAGTATAGCAGTAAAGGAATACTACGATGTCGAAGAGTCTCTCCGTCATTCCACCCTACTCTGGGCGGATGACGAATTCGATCATTTTGGCAGTCTCCATTCTGTTCACTTTCGTGACGGTTTGGATTGTGCTGATGATAGCGTTCCCTCGGGAAGGCTATCAACGATCGAACTACTCTGCGACCGATTACAGAGAATCTGTGACTCGGTCTCAGGAGAGCTTGGCCTCTACGACCCCTACGTCTTCACAAAAGACGTCGGGAGAGTAGATGAACCAAGACGCTTCTTAAGTCATGGTCGAGGTAGCGTGTCAGATGCTCCTAGGGGTGCAAATAAATATGCGTTCCCTAGTTGGTCTGACCGCCTGCAACGCGTTTATCCATATGACGCCTTCGGGTGTTATCGTTTTGACAACACTTTGGAGTTTGACAGATGGAAAAACACCGTACCTTCAAAACTGATTGCCGTACCAAAGACGCTGGCGAAACCGAGGTTAATAGCCTCGGAACCGACAGCCAATCAATGGTGTCAGCAAATCATGATGCGTTGGTTAATCCAACGTATGAAGGAGACCCGACTCTCGTGGTTCCTGAACATAAACAATCAGGAATTATCGAGAAGTATGGTAAAGCAGGCGTCCTCATGGTCAGTGCAACAGACAAATATAGTCACTGTGGATTTATCATCCGCAAGCGACCGTCTGTCATGTTGGGCAATAGAAAGATTTCTGCGAAGAAATCCTCCAATGCTCGACGCACTAACCGCATCGAGATCTCCCATCTTACATGATGGGATAACCTCGAGGGATGAGATACTTCTAAAGAAGTTCGCATCTCAAGGTACTGCTACTACCTTTCCTATTCAAAGCATTTTCTTTCTTTGTTGTGTCCTAGCTTCGCTAGGTTGCAACTCATTAAGGCATGCTAAGAAATGGAGAGGCCTCGTCCGTGTGTATGGCGATGATATCATTATGCCATACGACGGGTACGAAAACTTAAAGCTTCTGCTTCCTTATCTGCAGCTTAAAATTAACGAAGGAAAATCCTTTGTTAATGGTAAGTTCAGAGAAAGTTGCGGTATGGACTGTTACGATGGTCACAATGTGACTCCCGTTAAGCCCAAGACTTTAAGTTACCGCGGTCCCAAATCGGAGCAAGCAATTCTTGACTCTGCTAATAACCTTTTTAAAGCTGGTTATTGGCATTGTGCGGAAGCGCTTGTACAGACAACAGGTATCCCTGTAAAGAGATATCCTGTAGTAGGCCCCGATTCGGG